AGAACATTGGTGAAATTATACCAAAGCTTGAAGCAATCGAAGACCCACAAATTAGACGAGAGGCTTCAGTAGAAATCTTTTCAAATTGGGTTGAAAAGAACTTAGACTTAGCAGGAAAAAAAGCTTCCGACATAGACATGATTTCCGAAGCCTTGCAGAACTCAGCATCACCAGACTTCAAAGCGATAGAAGACCTGATTGGTGGGGACATGGGGAAGCTTGTCGCAAAACACATTCAAAGCATGACCCCAGAGCAAAGGTCTGATCTTGCAACCGAGATAAGCGATAGACGAGCAGCGCTAAATAGGATGGAGAATGTTGCTGATCTTGAAAAAGAAAATAAGTTAAGGCAGCAGCTAACAGATTTTGCAGAAGCTGTTGACTTAAATGACGCTTACAAAAGAGCAATCACTGGCATTGAGACTTCTGGATTAGACGAACAGACTCAGCAAACATTAATAACCAGAGCCAAAGAAAACTATGCAGAGCAAGCAAGAATGAGGGCAGATAGAATAGGCTTATCAACGGCTCAGATTCAAGAGTTGAGCGATGCTATAAAAGACCCATCAACATCCTTAGATGGTGATATGCTTGAGGCGTATTTGCTTCTTCGTCCCGCATATGAGTCTGCCCCTGCAAGCACAGAAGCATATTTATCAAGAAGGCTTAAGGCATCTGAAAATCAAAACAACAGNNGGATGCTATAGAGAGCAATCTTTCAGCAGTAAGCCAAGACGAACTAGCTTTTTATGACAAGCAGTTGTTTGGCAACGTGAGTGTTACAGCAGCTAATATGTTTGAGTTCCCTAAGATTGTAGAAGCCCTTAACAAAGGGGTGGTTCTGCCATCTGTAAAGACAGCAATGGAAGCTGCACTAACATCAAATGACGAAGCAGCATTTAATACTGCGATCCAAACATTTGAAAGGTTCTCTAATCTTGAGGCGGTTACGGAGGATGGTCGCCGCACAGACCTAGATATAATGCGGAAGTCTTTAAGCCCAGAAGCTTATGCTTTGTATTCTGCAATAAGCAACTCTGCGCGTGATGAAGGTGTTGAGCCACTATCTATTGCGCTTGAGTTTAGGAACTATGAGGGCGACATTGACGCTGATATAAAACTAGACCTTGAGCTTCAAAAAAACGCAAACATTAGAAGAGCTTTAGACGCTTATCCAATGAGCGACAACTACAGAAAAGAAATTCTATCAATGCTTCGCTTGCAAAAGGTTAGAGGTAATAAAATTACTGATGACTCAATATCTTCCATTATAGATAATTACACATCTAAGATGGCAACAGACCCTAGTGTTATTGGCCCATACATCGGTGATAGCGCTGTCTATGCTAGAAATATATATATAACAGATTCCGAAGTTATAGAAAACAGAGAGCAACTAACAGATGCGCTTGCTGATTCAGGAATGTTTGATGACCTTTTGAGGGCCGATACTGTATTGGATTCAGCCGTTGCAGGTTTC